GAAGCAAACGGGCATTTTGGTATACCAAATGGATACCAAATGGATACCGAGGTTAGGTTAGGTAAGGATAGTATAGTAGAGGTTATAGAAAAGAAAAGTATATCTACTAACGTAGATATACCAAAAGAAAAGGAATTTTCTTTTGATAAGCATACAAACAAGGAAAACCTTTTATATATGCTTGATAATGATTCTAAATACGACAAGTTGACACCTGACTTCAAGCAAGCTTTGATTGATTGGTGTGAATATAAGGACGAGCGAAAGCCTAAGAAGAATAACCATTACACTGAAAAAGGTTTGAATATGTGGATCACACAAACAATAAATAGTGCTATGGAGCATGGAGCAAACCCAGTTATTAATCAAATACATAAAGCTATTGCTAATCAATGGCAAGGCACTAATTACGATATGTTGAACAAGGGAGCAAATGGAAATGGCAGATATTAACATTGAAAATGGAATCATAGGTTGTATTCTTGTTGACCCTGATTCACTTTATAAGATTTACAACAAAGTTGAACCAGTAATGTTCACATCAGATTTCTGCAAGAGGGTATATGAAAAAGCATTAGCCTTGTATGACAAAGGAATTAAGTTTGATGCAACGTTGCTTGCTAATGAAATGGCAACACCTGAAAGCGGGGCTGATGTTTACCAAAATCAATTTATGAATTTGGTTTTAGATACACCTAGTTCGGTTTTAATTGATGGTTATGCTGATAAGTTAATAGCCAGTTATAAAGCAAGAAGATTGAGTTTGTTGATTAAGGATATAGATACAAACCCAAATAGCATTGAAGATACTATTGGTACTTTAATGACTAAGCTAGAAGAAATTGAAACCAATGAGAAAGAATCAAGTCACTCACTTGCAGAAATTGTTAAAGCAAACAGGGGTAAATATTTTAATGAGCAAGTAGGTAAAGGCAAGGTTTTAAAGATAGGTCTTGACCGATTGGACGAATGTGTATCTTTAGTTCCCGGTGATGTAACAGTTGTTGGTGCAAGACCAAAGGTAGGTAAGTCCGCTTTGGTTACTCAATTAGCAAGGAATGTAGCAAGGCAAGGTTATAGGGTAGGTTATTTCAACTTGGAAATGGTTGAGGAACAGATATATGAACGTCTTGTTGCAAGCGAAAGTGAAATTGATCTAAAGCGAATTAAGAAAGCTAACAACTTTTTAGGTGATGAAGAAGTTAAGTTTAACAAGGCTAATGATGAACTTGCAAAGCTTAACATTGATGTATCTACTGGTAGCAAAACGGATTTAGAAATCAAAGCTAAGTGCAGACATCAAAATTATGACCTGATTATCATTGACTATTTACAGTTGGTAAGAAGTGCAAAACGTTGTGAGAGCAGACGAGTAGAAGTTGGCGAAATATCAAAGAATATTAAAGCCTTGGCTATGGAATTAAAAGTACCTATTGTGCTCCTTAGTCAGCTATCTCGTAATAGTGAATACAAACCGAGTAAAGAACCAACAATGGCTGACCTTAGAGAATCAGGAGATATTGAGCAAGACGCTTCGGTTATTATTTTGATGTGGAACTTATCTGACGTTGATAGTCCTGAATGTAAAAAATACAAAGGACTAAAGGTTGATGCAAACCGACAAGGCGAAACAATGACAGAGGTTTTAGAGTTTAAAGGCGAGAATATGAAATTCAGTGAATCAAATGAAACATTGGACGAAGTGAAACGCAAACTCGAAGAATTTAAGCCGGTTTCTTATGATGATGATTCGCCATTCATAAATTAAGGGGGATATTATGAAATATGATTTTGGAAAAGGCACTGATATTTTTAAATTCTTTGGTGCATATTTTAAACTATGTTCTAACTTTTGGTTTGTAGAATCAAATGAAAACTACTGGGAAGATTTGATGAAAGCCAGTGATAAGATGTTAGAAGAATATAAAAAATGTGACTTTTACCAGTTTGCAAAAGCTTTAGTGTTAGTATTAAACGTCTATCTTTCAGATGTTAAGTATAAATACAAAGGTGAAACTAACGGTCATTGGAGCATAACATTTAAAGGAGAAAAGGAGAGTTGAAAAATGAACACAGGAGATTTTAAGAAAGCAGTAATCAAAAGGTTTGATGCGGTGTTAACACAGGCAGAGCACATTGACGAATTTAGGATCACGGTAACTGGTGATAGAGAATCGGTAACACAGATTGACTATCACTTTAGAGAAAATATTATTCCTGAGGAAAAGGGAAAGCAAAGGGGGTAAAAATCGGTACTGTTATTTACAATAATTGTGAAATGTGTGAGAGATATGACAAAACAGGGAAAACGGAGTGTAACGGTTGTAATTTTGAACTAGCTTGTATTCCGCTAGTCCTCATTAAACAGGCTAAAGAGGAAATAGCGCAACTATTTGAAACAGATAAAGTATTAGGTATGTGCGATAGTACAGTTGTCAATATGTGCTCGACTTTAGTTGATGATTACCTTAACGCACTGATAAATGGTGAAGATACTAGCAAAATAAGGGTAGCTGAACCACTTTTTAGCGAAAGCATAGAAAAATATGAGATTGAGTACGGAAATAAACTAGATGAAGCAATGGAGAGGAGCGGGCGCAAATGAAAGAGAAAATCATTGATTTACTAGATAACTTCTTTGATTGGTTAGAAGAAAAGAAGTTTCATATAGGAGATTTAGAGTTTTGCTCATGGGTGACATATACCAAAAAAAGACGCAAACGAGAATTTTATTTAGAACCCAATTGTGAGAATTGCTATTTTGGTTGGGAATGTACAAGTTATGAGGGCGAGTGTGAAGATTGCGGTTGTTATATCAATTACGAGTTTAATACTCCAAAATTCTTTTGTGCGTTGCCACGGAAAATTAAAAAGCTGATTAATAAAATAAAGGGGTGGGAGTAAATGACATACGGAAAAATCTATGAAGAATTTTGTAATAAGTTTCCAAATTCGGAAAGAGAGGATTACAGACCGGCAGACCCAATGTTTATACCTCAGTTAATGAGAGGTATTCCAAATGCGATTATTGTTTGGCTTAAAGACGGAAGTAAAGTTGTTTATATAGCAGAAAGCGAGGGAGTAAATGACAATTAAGGAATTATACGAAATGGCACAAGTAAGCCATATAGAAGATTATGAAATAGAAATTCAGTATCGAGATAGTGGCGGTTGTTATGAAGGAACAGACGATTTGATGAAACAAGATATTGTTGTTAATGATGTACAGAGAGTAGTTATTTTATAAGGGAGATCTGGAATGACTAATGAAGAAACAAAAAGACGTTTTCAAGCATGGTGTCAAAGAGAGATAGGTAATAATTGTTTAAAAGAAGATTATGCCATGTTTAATAATATTATGGCTTTACTAGAACAACAACCTAGTGATGATTGCGTGAGTAGAGAGCAAGCAATCAAGACGATAGGTACAGATATTCAATTAAACCTAGAGGGCAGAAGTGGACTTCTAAAGTATAGTGACGAAATTAAGGATATATTAAAGGCTTTATTAGATAGCCAAGAAAAGAAATTAAAAGCCTTGCCACCAGTAACACCTACACATGGCACTTGTGAGGATTGTAAACATTGGGATAAGGATAATGAATATTGCAAACACTTGTCAACTGAAAATGGGTGGTCTGAGGACGAATACTATCAAGTATGTACAGATAAAGATTTTTATTGTAGAGAGTTTGAAAGGCGAGGTGACGAGAATGAGAAGAAATCATGAACATGAAAAAGACCTTGAATTGGCTCATAAGATGTTTGATGAAAGAAACTTGATAACGGAATTAAGATGGCAAAGACACTACTTAGACACTGGGTATTTGAGCGTAACGCAAGTCTTGTTTAATAAATGGATATTTGATGAATGCTTAAAGCGGTTAGAGGAACGCAAAGTAGGGGAGTGGATAACTAATAGTGATTATCCTGACACACTGATTTGTTCTTGTTGTAATAGCAAGTGGGATATGTGGAAGTGGGAAAGCAAGAATATGCACTTTTGCCCTAATTGTGGGGCGGAAATGAAAGGGGAAGAAGAATGATAGGAAAATGCAAAGAGTGTGAAAATTATGGTTACAACCCAAATTGCGGTGGTTATTGTTTTAAGTTTGATTATCACCCGGAGCCTAGTTCAGTACATGAGTGTTGTGAGAAAGAGGGGGAAGATAGTAACAATGCGTGATACAAAGCTGATAGCAGACACAATAGTAGAGTTTCAAAACGAGATAGCAACCCAACGAGAGGTTATATGTAATCTAACCGCTATGAATGATGAATTGCAAGAGAAGATAGCTAAACAAGAGCAAGTAAATCAAGAATTATGGGCTGAGAATGAGGATTTAGAGAAAAAACTAGAAAAGATAAATCAAATAATAGATTCGGCAGATATTAAAACTTGGGGTGAATCATCAATAGTAATTAGAATTAGAGAGGTATTAGAATAGGAGTAGGAGTATGGACGAAAAAGATTGGCAAGAAATACGAGAGTTACGGTTACAAAACATGGGTACAAACAAAGGTATAGCTTTAGGAAATCTTATAGCAGAAAAGCAAAGATTAGACAAAATTAGGCAGATAGCTAATGGAGTTAAAATCGATAAGACGATAACTAAAGCATTAGCTTTAGATAAGATTATAGGGATATTAAAAGAGGAGTAAAGCTATGAATATTAAAATTGCAGACCTAAATATTTCTAATGATGAAAGATTATATGGAACTCTGATAAAGGATTTAGAGAAAATGGGATACTTACTTATTGAAGATGACTTATTAAAATGTAAATTTGTAATTGCAAGAGAAGAAGATAAGGAGTAAAAGCTGTGGCAGAATATATAGAAAAACAACAAATGGCCTTTAAAATGGCTAATGTAATCGAATATTCCGAGTATGAAAAACTTAAAGCAAAAAACACTGAACTGAAAATTAAATATGACAATGCTATGGATCTATTTTGTCTTGCAAAAG